GCAGATACACCAGATAATAATTGTGCTGCAGTAGCTAATGCATCTGATGTATCTACTACGCTTGTTTTACCACTTATGCCATCTATAGTTATTCCTGATTTTATATTTCCGCTTACTAATAAAGATAGGTCTAATCCTCCAGGTATTTCAGTATCATCACCATTACTAAACGTTGTATTTTTTTTTACATCTTTTGCTAGTGCAGTACCCTCCGCACTAGCTTTGATAAAAAAACAATCACCTGACGAGTTATACCAAACTGTATATGCCTTATCTTTTTTAAAAGTAGGTGCTATAGTAGTTCCTGGCTTATAGACTTGTTTTCCATTTATAGTTGTAGCAACACCCCCATTATTAGCACTTGCTATAAATGTTTTAGCATATCCATTCACTAATGATGATAATGTTAATGTTATAGCAGTACCTGTTCCTTCTGCTATTTGAAATACTGAATCCCCACCACTTGTTTTTATTGCTGCTTTTTCTTCAGCTGAAACAAACATATGATTTTCATCTTCTTTTATCATAGCTGATGGAAGAGTTTCCGGAAGTTCATAATAATTTGCATTCTCCTGAATACTAGCTAATTTAGTTTTTTCTTGAGTACTATAATCTTCAGTACTTAATTGTTTTCCATCCGCCTTATCAACTTTATTATTTAGCAAATTTATAATTGTGGTAGAAAAGTTAGGATCATCACCTAAAGCTTTAGCAATTTCATTTAAAGTATCCAACGTTCCTGGAGCACTATCTATTAAGTCATTAAATTTCTGCAGTACTTCTTCTTTAGTAAAAACAAGATCTTTATCCGCTTTATTAATTTCAACATTATTAACTCTAACATCAATGCTATTTACTTTTTCATTGTTTAACTGTTCATAATTATTAATTTCCTGTTGCGTTCTAACAATCTCATTTTGAAGATTATTTACATCCTCAGCCTCAACTTGATCTCCAGTAGTTTCATAAGTTATATAAACCTTATCTACATTTGCTATAATTTTAATTGTATATTTCCATGGCGTTTCAGAAGGTGTTGAAAGAAATTTATTTGTTACTCTATCTCCTGTTAGCTTTGGTCCAGTATAAATATTCAAACTATTTTTATTTATATTGCCATGAGCTAACATTCCAATATATACGCCATTAGTAAGAGTAACTTCTTCTTCAACGGTGTATATCTTACCATCAAGCTTATTTAATTTTTCATTGAATTTACTTGCCTCCATTAGAATATCACTCCTAAATCAACGATCCCAATTACTGCGATTTCTTCATCTTCAAGTGGTATATTCGCTGCTAATCCATTAATTTTAAAATCTAAATGATCCATTACTCCAGTTACATTAAAAAGAATATTTCCCAGCTTGTTAATACTTATATATGTTTCATTGAATGCAACACTTTTTAAGGAATTCTCTAGTAATTCTATGAAAGATGCTTGTACTTGAGCAATTGTAAATCCGGTTGCTAATTTGATATTAGCAGTTACATTTATAGCTTTTTCTGTTGCTGATACAACTGTTACTGTAGCTCCAATTGGTCTTTCTTCTTCTATATGATTAAATGTCTCTGTAATTAAACCTTCTGTTACAGCATGTCTATCTGAATCTGCAATTACTACTTTTACAGATCCATTACCATTCATACCATTATTTTTATCCCATAATGATTTAATTTTTACTGCACCGACTCCAACTACTTCTAGAGCCCAATTCTTATAATGATATTCATTTCCGCTAGTTGCTGGTGCTTGAGCTTTTAAAATAATTCTGTATCTATAATCATCATTGCTTTCTTTTTCTACACCTTTTTGAATGATTTCAATATTGCTTATCTTTTGTATGCCATTTATTGATTTTCCTAATACTGTTATATTACCTATAGCTACATTTCCTATAGTTCCAGTAGTCAAGCATTGCGCCTCAATTGTAGCGGTTCCTGTAGAATCTATAGTAACTTCTTTTTTAGTTTGAAACTCTATTGAAGCTTCGTCTTTTGTTCCTACCGTAGCAAAAATACTACCTTTGGGAATCACTATTTCAGGTGTCCCCATTATTTGAATTAATTGAATTGCATTACTTGCTTGCTTTCTAGGAATTCCATCTTCTTCACCAATTAGATCTAAATCCTCATCCATTGCAGTTTGTACAAATCTAGATTTTAATATATTAAGCATGGCTATATTTTTAGTTCTTGCGATTTCTGAAGCTGCTGGCTTAGTATTATCCCAAAACAAATCACCTTCAACAGTGCAAATATTATCTGGTGCATTATCTATCATTCTTTTATGCACATCATTTTCGGTTTCTTTTAAATAATCAGGAATAGTTAACTTTATATCCAACTAATTACCCCACTTTCTCTTTACTTGTAAGCAATTTCTTTTGTCCTTTAATAGTTTTTACTTCGTACTCATAATAAACATCTCCATTTCTCCAATCAAAAACAAAGTTATCTACACTATCTGTCATTGGATGAACCATTAACGCTTCTTTAGTTACTCTTTTTATTTCTAGTTCCATAGCTTTTTTATCAACTACTGAACCAATAATATCTCTACCGAATCTATTAGAATAAGCTCTATATTTATATCTAGCTGTCATCATGGCCAAGTAGCACCATTGAATGTAAGCTTCAAAATAATTTAAAATTTTTATAGTTCCATCAGGATTTTTAATAAATTCTCCAGTTTCAAAATTTATTGCATAGGATTCTTTAAATTCTATCTTCTCATTTTCTTTTATAGTTATTGTTTCTAAACTTCCTACCGGAAATAAATTAGCCATGTGGAACTACCCTCCCTATGATTACATTATCAGCACCAAATTGAGCAACTAACACTCTATCACCAACTTCTAATTTCTTTATGTGTTCAGGAGTTTTAAACTCATGCCTATGTGATGCTGTACATGTAGTTGCTTCTGTGTAATAACTGTCGTTTAATTTAAGATAATCTAATACTAAATAATCTTTATATTCCTTGTCGAAGTTATCTAACTTTAATCCTGTTGCCGTTAGAGTACCTAATACAGTTCCAGTCTCAAACATAGCTCCATTAATAGCCTTGTCAGTATTACCATGTACAGTTCTTACTATTTCATTAAAAACATCACCTTCATGATTACTCACTATAGAACTTCCTCCTTACATCTTCCATTTTCATAACTGTTAAACTCATTTTTCCACCTGAACCAAGAGTATGAGTAATTTCAGTAACACAAATATTCTCACCATAAACACTAACAAAGTCTCCAGCTCTAAGAGTGTTTATATCTTCACAACAATTTAAACTTTTGATGCTTTCTCCACTTGAAAAAAGACAATCAGCTTTGCTTTGCGCTTTAGCATAATCGTCTACTTTATCATCATCTATTATTTTTTGTAATGTTCCATAACCTTCAGTATTTCTTTTAAATACTCCTATAACTGGAGATAGTACAAGTTCTTTTTCTTGCTTATTCCCACTTCCAGTAGAGCTAGAATCTTTTGAAGACTTGCCTTTCTTTGATGTATTTTCTTTTCCTAAAACCTTAATCTGGGTTATTGCCCCCTCTAGGCTATCTTTTTCTTTTAAATCATCTATAATGTTATCTAATTTATATATGATAGAATTAGAGCCTAATTCAACTAAATTTAAACTAGTATCCATTCTAAATTTATAAAGTCCTCCACTTTTTTGTGCTGTTTCTTTTAAATCCTTTTTCATCATTCCATATAAAGATTCTTTTCTTTTATCTTTAGATAATCCTATGCCTGTATCTAAAAAGTTCCCTATTGGGATTCCCCAATCATTGCAAATAATTGTTCCTCTTTGTGAAGCTGTTTGGCCTTCACTCCACAAATATTCATCCTCAGATTCTTCAATAACCCTGGTACGTTCTTTACCTGTTAATGAAATTTTCTTATTTTTCTTATCTTTATCTATATCCCATATTACACCACAAAATATTTTTGTATAATTTTTATCCTGATAAGCATAATCATAAAGCTCTATAGAATCACCTTTAGATATACCTATATTGGCCAATTCTTCTGTTTCTATAAGAGAAATGCTTAAGGTGTAAGCTATTCCATCTATAGCCTCTTTAAGTGTTACAGATTCACTCACAATCTGCAGCTTATATTTATTTTTAAGAACTAAATCCATAAATAACGCCTCCTACTTTGTAACATAATCTAAACATACCCATCCTCCATGATCTCCCCAATATGTATCTGCCCAATTACCTTGAACCTTATATAAGGTAAGCGTATCACCTCTGAAAACAGAACCTAATATATCGTAACTCGTTCCTGGACCATTTCTAACATTTAATGCACTTGCAGTTACTGTAACTACGTCCTCAGGTGAAAAATCAGATGATATAGTTTCTCTATTATCATCTAAACCACCCATATTTACATTTGAAGTATTATTTACAGTTTCTATCTTCAATTCCTTATAAGTTCTAAATGTAATACTGAAATAGATTTCTCCAACCTCTCCACCTCTTATTTCAGGTATAAATTTGCTTATATTAACTAATTCATTTATATTTAAATCCGTTATTATAAGTCTTAGATGTGTGTCGTTGTTAATCCAGGTCTCTATTTTATCTACATATTCCTGCGGTTTCATATTAGTTGCATATCTACAGTAGGAATCATACTCCAAAGGGAAAAATGAGCTAAAACTTATTTCATTTATCTTATTACCTTTTTGTGATATATCAACTTCTCCTATATCTATAATATCTGCAGTTATAAACCTTTTTTCTTTTTGTTTAGAAAGCTTATCCAGTGGATTAACTGGAAACCAAAAGGTATAATTAGTAGCTTCATCTATTAAATAAATATCCAAGTTAATCAGCTCCTTTCTAATTTTTGCATAATAAAAAGCACTTAGTTTCCTAAATGCTTCGATTCATGAATTTTAATTAAATCTACTGTATTGTATTTGCAAATGGTTGATATTTTCCCTTATCTAACTTAAAAATAATCGATCCGTGAGATTTTTTATTGGTATCTTGTACCAAAATGCATATACTATCTATTCCAACTTCCTTCATTCTTGTTTCCTTCATTATAGTTAAAGAACAACTTTCTTCCTCTGTTGCAGTTATATTGTGTAGTAAATTCATAAATATTAATAATCTTTTCTTATCGTCTTTTCCAGATATACTAATCCCCCTCATGCTAGGATAACTGCTTTCTATTTCTTTTATTAAATCTGAATATACTTGTTTATTTTGCTCTGACTGTTTTTGGCATTCTTCATCATAAACATTTTTTTCTTTTTTTAATCTTTCTATATCTGTTTTTATATTTTTCCTCTTTGCCTCACTCATGGAATCATATTTTTTATCTAAATTACTATATACTGTATAGTCAGCACTATCAATTAGTTGCTCATATGTCTTTTTTAAAACAGCCTCTTCCTCTGTAGTAGCCTTATATCCTGTTTCAATTGTTTTTGTAATATTAGCTGCTCGTGTTGCTTTTTTTGTGTCAAAGCAAACATTCCAAGTTATGATCCCAATAACTATTATAACCATGGCTATAATCCCTATGGAAATTTTCCTAATCAAATTTTTATTCACTATATCCACCCCTTTATACCAAAGTATACCATAAATCCATTTATTTTTTAATATTTGTAAAAGCTTCTCTAAGTTTTCTACCTACTTCTTGAGTTACTTCAACAATTAATTCTTCAACATCTGAGCTTCCATTATTAACTTGCACATCAACTTGTACATTATTTCCACCAGCTCCGGAAACTTGAACTTGCTGTGGTTGCGCTAATTGATATTGCCCTTGCTTAACTTGGAATGGTTCATTGTTTTGTTTATTTCCCGATTTCAACAAGTTAACAGTTTGACTATTATTTAAAACTTTTTCGCCACCCTTAAAATTATAGAACTTTCTTCCTAACACTAATTCCATTCCACGTTCTCCAACTGAATTTATTCCTGATGGTGCATTATCTGTACCATTATAATGTTGTGGTATATTTTTTATAACCTCTGATGCTGCATTTACCGCACTGTTTACTGCGCCACTTCCTAAGCCTTGACCCAAACTAGTTGCTGCACCTGAAAATACTGTATTTATAGTTACTGTTGCAGCTGTGCCATCCACACTATTAACTTCTTCTTTTACCTTTTGCATATCTGATATAGCACCACTAGCATTAGAACTAATATGGACATCGGCATTAGGAGGTATACTATCTACTGACCCTTTATATTCATGCATAGCTGTTATTTGTCCTGAAGCATTAGACGTTATTTCCATAGGTGTTCCATTTACATTGACTATTCCTGTGATTACTTCTCCAGTAGCTCCCTGAACACCTTGCAATTGACCAATTAAACGTCCAGTTGAACTAATTACTTGATTATCAGCATCTAATCTACTACCAGTTAATTCACTTAATGAATTTTGTATTCCTGATCTTTCTGTTTCATGGGCCTCACCAAGCTCTTTTACTTTTTGTTTCAGTTCATCAGTATATCCACCGGACCAGTTAGCAGTTTTACTCCAAGCTCCACTAATTTCATCAGTGTCTTTATCTATTGTTGCATAAATATCTTCCATTTCTCCACTTGAAGTATTCTTGATTCGATACCAGCCTTCTTTAGTAATTTGGTCTAAATTACTAAAGTGATTTTTTAAATAATCTGTTCCCTTATGTGCTACTATATCCTCATCGCTAAATTGAACACCAGTTTTTTCATTAAGCATTCCTCTTGCGCCTTCATAATTAGAATAGATTACTTCTCTATCTGAGTTGTATCCTTCATTTTCTTTTTGAATTGCTTGATTACGTGTGTTTTCAGCCCCATCTCTACCTTTTGTGAAGTTTTCTTTTTCTTCGTCTGTTAAATCACTATTGGATAATAAATCATTGTAATATGCTACTGTACCCTTATAATTATTATCTATCGTATCTAATGAACTCTGATGTTCTTTTGCTCTTTCTTGTAATAATTCACTTGCACCATCAATACCAGTTACTTTGCTTGCATCATTAGAGAATTTATTTTTAGCATATGCTTGATCGTATGCATTTTGTGCTTTAGTGTATTCTAATTCAAGAGCCTTACCTTTAGCTATTCTTTTTTTAATTTCATCAATATCTTTATCCATGAGTTTTCCGTTTTCTTTTATCTTGTCACTTGCAAATTCATATATTTCATCTCTTATCTCAAGTTGCTTATTTTCACCTGTCTCAAAAAAAGTATTTAACGAATCCAATACCTTTTGTTCTGTATCACTAGTCACACCATCAAGACTAAATGTTTTTTGGAATTCAGTCTGTATTTTAGATTGTTGCTCTTTCATAGCATTAATACCTTCGTAAGTATAATCATTCACATAATTTTTTAATGTATTGAGACCTGACGCATCCATGCCTCCATTACTGGTCAATCTTTTTAAGTCCATTTCTATTTTTAACAAACTCTTGGATGCATCTTGAGCACCTTTTTTGAAACTGTCTGATACACCTTCTCCAAAACCATCATAAATGAAACCTGCATCAACCATTTCTTTTTTAGATTTATTCAAATGACCATTTAATTCATTCATAACTTTTTCTAAAGGTCCTAATTCCTCGGTTGTTGTAGTTATACTCTTTTTCATCAAGTCATTTTGTGCTACTACTGCAGCTCCAATAAGACCAACTGAAGCTGCTACTGCTAATCCTACTGGCGTAAATATAGCTGGTAGTAATCTTCCTAAAACACTTATATTTGAAAGACCACTTGCTATTTCTGTTGTTTCTGCCGCAACTCCTGCTCCTTTAAAAAGTCCTGCTAAACTTGATATTCCTTTAATTGCATTTCCAACTTTTCCAGCAGCACTTAAAGCAGTAAACGCAACTCCTAGACCTATTACGGTTTCCGCCAAGGATTTAATTTCATTTGTGTGCTTACTTACATAGTCAACCATTTCAATTATTTTGTCTGTAATTGCTGGCATTTTACCTGTAAGCCAAGTTACAAATTGTTTTGCATATGGAGCCAGTCTTTCACCTAAAGTAATCTGCATATGTTCAACTGCTGCTTTAAGTTTAATCCATTGACCATACAAATTATCCAATTTAGTATCAGCCATTTGTTGTGCTGCACCATTAGCCGTTTTTAGTTGTTCACTTAGATCACTAACACTTTTCCCACCTTGATTCATTAATGCTAATACTCCAGACATACTTTCTGTGCCGAATATAGTTGAAATGGCATCTGCCCTTTGTTGGCTTGTTAGCTTACCTAATGAACTATTTAAATTATTTACAACACCACTTAAAGGCTTCATATTACCTTGTGCATCAAAAGCATTTATACCATATTTCTTCATTACATCTGATGCTTCTTTAGTTGGACTTGCTAATCTTGCCATCGTTTGTCTTAGAACAGTACCTGCCTGGCTACCTTTAATATTTGCATTACTTAATAATCCACTTGCTGCTGCAGTGTCTTCTAAAGATATTCCTAAAGCTTGTGAAATTGGAGCCGCATATTTCATTGTTTCCCCCAGATCGGTAACATCTGAATTGGTTGCACTTGCACTTAGTGCTAATACATCTGCTACATGACTTGATTGGTTTGCACTTAAATTAAATGCTCTAAGAGTACCACTGGCTATATCTGTTGCAGCTGCTAAATCTAAATCTCCAGCACTTGCTAGGTTTAACAATCCTGGTAACGCACTTATAGTTTCGTTAACACTGAATCCTGCTTGGCCTAATAATTCTTCCGCCTGTGTTACATGTCTTGCACTCCATGCCGTAGTACTTCCATATTGTTTTGCAGCAGAATCTAACTGTTTCATCTCACTAGCAGTAGCGTTAGTTACTGCCTTAACGTTGGATAAGCCTTTTTCATATTCAGAAAATGTTTTTATACTTTCTCCAATACCAAATCCACCTGCTGCTATAATTCCAGCTGTTCCTATAGTTATTACTTTCTTAGCAGCAGTTTTAATCCAACCATTAATTTTACTTTCTATTTTATCTACGGTTTTACTTGCTTCATCTACAGCTTGTATTCTTATTTTTTTATCTTTTAGCTGATCTGATTTATTTTTTACTTTATCAATTTTCTCTGATGCTTGATCTTGAATTTTAGCAGTTGGATTTACATTAGTACTTTTTAGCCTATCGCTTTTTGCTTGAATCTTATTTTTATAGTTTGATGTTTGATCCTTTATTCTTAAAGTTACTGACGTATTCGTACTTTCCAATCTTTTTAAATTTGATGCTATTTGAGAAATTCTATTTGAAGCATTATCTGTAATTCTTACTGCTGGATTTATTTTAGTATTATTTACTTCACTTGCCTTAGATTTTATTTTATCAAGAGCATTGCTTGCATTATCTTTAGCCTTTATTGATGGACTAGATGTAAGTTTATCTAAAGCTTTAGTTCTTTTTTCAATTTGTTGTGTCATTTTTTCAACTGCAGTAAGCTTATTTTTACTTTCTGTATCTCCACTAACACCAACTTTTATATCAAGACGGTAAACCTCTTTTTGAGCCAAAAGTAATCACCTCCCAGCTTATTTTTTATTTCTTTGTTTTACCTCATAAGAAGAAAAGGCCAAGATTATTTTCCTGGCCATGTCATTTCTTTCAACTCCATAAAAAGAGTCGGGGGTTATATTATGCATTGAAAACAAATTATACAATGCAGTAATTATTCCTCCCCGACTGATGAGTTTTTTATATCATCTTCATCTACTTCTTCTATATCATCATTGTATCCGCTTAATTCTAATGCTTTAGTTACTAAGAATGATCTTTCACCAGGCAATAATCTTTTTAAGACTACCTTTTTACCATCGCCTACCTGATATTTCTCTACTAATTTGGAATTATTCCAATCGAAATTAGTAGTTGATGCTGCAATTATAGCTGCATCATAATCATCACCATTGACTTTTTCTTCCCATCTTCCATTTACTTTCTTAGGTTTCATCATACATTCTTTTTTAAGTGCTTTTAATTCCTTATCTGTTAACCCTTTAAGATCAATTCTTATACCTAGTCTTTTTATTTCAAAAGTTTTGGTAGGAATTGTGTACTCTCCTAGTAATTTTGCTAATATATCTTCTTCCTTCATTGCTAATACGCTGTTTTGCTCGTTTTTATTCATAATAAAAATCCTCCTAAAAATTAAAATAATATGCAAGGTACAATGCCCCTTGCTTGGCTTTATTTTTCTATTGAGCTTCTATTGGATCTACTAATTCATATCCTGAAAATACAAATGGTGTTTCTGTTTCGCAAATATCTCCAGCTTTAAAATTAACTAAACTTACTTTACTAGCCTTACAGTTTTTCAATCTAATTCTTTCAACTCCATATGCTTCTGGATCATCAAGCTCTGTTAATAATTCAAATTTCTTAAATCCTTGCTTAATCATCTCAGATGTAACCTTGAAACCTTTTATAGTTCCAGTGCCTTTCTTAGCTCCAACTTTATTATCTTGCCATTCACTACCACATGTAAGTATATCTTTCATATCAACTTCAACATCAGCAGTACATTCATTTACGTTGTTATGCCATTTTCCATCTAAATAAATCTTTCCATATGTTCCACTACAAACTCTGCTTCCATCTAGTACTTCAGCCATTTTGTATCACCTTGCCTTTCTTATTTTGTAACATTTCCAGTGCCATAAATTCTTTTAATAACATCAACATACTTAGCGCTCCACTTCCAGAAAAATTCATCTGATGCAGCCCCCGTTTGTAGATCCTTATCCACTTCAACAATAAAATCTTTTTCAATAATTCCTTCATCACTTAAAGTTTCAAAGTATTGTTTTAATGCACATAAAATTAATGTTCTTCCAGTATCACTATTAGTTTCTTTACCTACAAATTCTTTTCTTTTACTTGATGTATCTCCATCTACTGCATTCATGAACTTAATTGCTCTAATAGTTCCAAATACTTCTGTTTTCTCATCAGTATAATTTTTAAATGTATTTATATCATCAACAACAATGATGTCATTAGCATCTTTAGTTAATACTAATGTTCCAGCTGCTAAAGCTGATTCAATTTCAGATTTTTTTAATCTAGGCTGAATATCTTCAAATATAGTTACCTCATTGCATATACTATCTTTTAAGCCTTTTCCTGTTGCTAATGCTGCTATATATACTGCAACTTCAGCACCAGAATAGGAAACACCATCATAAGTAGCACTAGTAGTAAATATATTAACTATATCTTCATGATTAAACTCTTTAGATTTACTATTAGCCTGTTCTAAAGTCTCATTACTTAAGCCGGCTACAAATGCAATTATATTTGTACCTTCTTCTTTATTTTTAATTACCCAAGCTTTTACACTTATTTGTAGTGGGTGATCTGTAATTCCATCAAGTACAAAACCATCCATTCCGTAGCCTTCAAAGGTACTCATAGCATCTAAATAATGTTGAGTGGCTATTCCGGCAGTTCCATCATTCCCTCCAGTTAATGGTTCATTAACTATATTGGTTAATATTCCTGCTGCTCCTACAACCTCAGAAGCAACTATATATTCATTTTCTACAGTCGAATTAATAAGGTTCACTATTTCATCAACAGCTCCAGTTATTGCACTAATAGAAAATAACTGAGTGGTCCCTTCAAAAAATAAGAAATCTTTTTTCGATTCATCTGCTATATTAGTTTTAATAGTCACATTGAATTTTCTTGTAGTTGGATATTTACTTACTAGTTTTATTGCATCAGCTGGTGTTGCTTCACTATTTTTGAGAATTAATGACGAAATTTTTTCTAAGCCATCTGTTAACCTATAAAATAGCACTTCTTTAGGTTCTCCAAGTAATGCTAATTTCCCTAATTTATAAGCAGTATAGTTTGGATCTTCGCCAAAAGTTTTAATTAACTTTCTTTCTGCAGTAGAATTTACTGTTATTGATGTAACTACTCTAACTGGTCCCCAATTTGCTTTAATTGGCATAGCTAAAACACCATGAATCCCAGTTCCTATTCTTGCTTCAGCATTATTTTTAAATCTGTTATACCATCCTGGTATCGTTGGCCTATTTTTTTCATCCCATATTCCAGTTCCCATTATTTAACCTTCTTTCCTAGAAAATTTTTAATCCTTGCTTCAAATTCTGTTTTTGTAAGTTCAGACTTTTCACAATTAAATAAAGCACCTGCAACTACTTCTTTACTGTAGCCAAGTGCTTCACTATTTTTTATAAACTCTTCTATTGAATGCGCTTCTTCTTTAATCGTTTGTTTCGCCACTTTAGTCTCCTCCTGTTTTATAGTGGTGTTTTCTGATACTTCTTTAGAAATATTAATAGTATCTTCTGTACTTTTTGTTGTTTCTGCATCTGTTATAATGCTTTTTTCTTGTGTTTTAGTTTCAACATCCTCCATACTTTATCGCTCCTTGCTTACTGATCCTCTACCATTAATTTTGTTAATAGTAGGACCATCATTAATTTCTCTCATTTTTCTTCTAAAAAACTTAACTGTTAATTGACCTTTTGAGAGCATATCGGCTTCTCTATCTTCATTAATACTTTCTATAGTAAGATAACGCCTGTCCGCTAAATCTAGTGGTATTTTAAAGTCAGAAATTAGCTTATCTTCTATATCATCTAGTAATTTATTTATTTCATTTTTATTATTACTAACAATATGACATATAAGAGTTTTACTTTCTTTTATGAGAGCATTATTTATTCTTTCTTTACTTTGATTTTTAACTCTCCATAAAATCGAAGGTACTTCAAAGTTCTTTTTCCAGGTATTTAAATATACTGTATGATCTGTAATTACCTTAGTATATTTACTTAAAGCTTCTAACCAAGTATCAGTATTAACTTCATCATCTTCATGTAGTGCAATAACAGTAAACTTTAAGCCTCTAGCTATAGCTTGCCAGTCTTCGTCTACAATATCTTGGCCCAAAGCTCCACCAAATACGCAAGTAAATGTTTCGCTAGTTTTAGAATCTGTTATGACTTGCATATCTAAAGCTTTAATGACTTTTTCAGTTAATGAGTCTAAATTTTTAAAGGTAGTTCGAGTTTCATAAAGCCATACTTCTATAGTTCTTTTAAACCCAACTACCTCTCCATTATCAGTATCATCCCCCTGTACAACTACTGCATAAGGTTTAGGAGTGTCTTTTGTAGATACATTAGGCTCATAACATTTTTTAAGTTCTGGTACCATAGAAATTATTTGCTCTTTTATCCCATCCCTCAAAATCAATCACTCCAATACTGAATTAATTTATTTGCTATGTTTTTAGTATTCTTTTCTAAGGTATCATGTAGAATAGGCATAGGTTTTATCCCCTTAACACTTTTGGCAAAATGTCTTTTACCTTCTGTATCAACCCAACTCAATACCTTTTTATCTACTGGAACTATAGGCTTTTTAGCAGGACCATATACACCAGTACCATTTTCTAACCATTCTCCATATTCAACTCCATGTGCTAAATAAAGAGTAAATTCATGACTACCACCTTCAACTCCGCCATTTAATCCATTTCTAGCATGAGTGCTTCTATCTTTCCAATAAGCTTTTTCTTTAGCCTCATTAACTAGTAAAGGCGATATCCCATATTGAAGCAAAGTAGACATTCCATTCATTTTGCTATCTATGAAATCATTAACCTTAAATCCCATAGCTAATCATACCTTTCTAAATCACATAAATACCCACAAACAACATCTTCAATTTTTTGTGGGTATACTGCTTTAATTTCAAATTTCTCTCCATTACTTTCAAATTTAATTGATTCTTTAGGATTAACTTCTAAATCTGCATCTTTATCAGCTATCATTTTGTACCTATTGGTCGTATATGAAGTTCCTTTAGTTCCTGAATTAACATTAATTTGAGTGCTGCCATCGTCTAAATAAATTAGTACTGTAATTGTTCTTTTATCAGTTACTAATTCAAAAGCTCCATCCACTTCTTTTAAAGTAATTTGAGTAAATGTTATTTCAGTAGGATTTAATGCTATCCCTTTATTAATAGTTCTTATAATCTTTCTTGAACTTAATCTACTCATATTTCATCAGCTCTTCTCATAGATGTTCTATAGCCTGTTGATACTGCCGTTGGATTCAATGCTGCCTGTTCTGCTTCATAATCTGCTTTATATATAGCCGCTAAGTTATTCCAATAATCTTTATTACTGGATTTAACTTCGATTGACCCAACTTTAATCTGATCGTCGGAAGCTGCCTTTAGTAGGCAGCCTCTCCAACTAGCTTTTGAAACATTTTTTCCATTAACTAAAAGTAAGTTTTGCAGATCTATATCCTCAAAATAAGGATATTCTTTTTCCTGAAGATTAAGTTTTAATTGTTCTATAGGGTCCATATTATTGCCCTCCATTTTCTCCTGGTCCTTTTCCTTCTCCACCTGGTGGATCAACTGGTGGAATATTTCCACCATCAATTGGTTTCTCATCCACTTCAGCATAACCATTCTCTCTTAATTCTTTAACATTCGATTCTCTAACCTCGAATTCTTCTCCTGGTTTATAACTTTTTTTATCATATGTGATATAAACTAATGCTTTTGCATTATATAAATTTTCTTTAACTTCTTCTTGTTTTTTTGCCATTAATATCATCCTCTCAAAATTAAAATAGGCTATTCAACTTAATATACTGTTCCAAAAAATACTTCATCTGCTCTTTCAAATGAAGGAATAGCATTTTGTGATACTTTTGTATCAACTGTTATTGGATCTTCCTTAACCATTGTTGTTATTGCAATGGCTTCTTGAACTATAGAAGTATCTAACTTGCCACTTCCATACGTCTTATCATATTCCTCTGGTGTAGTTCCATAGACTGTAAAACCTAAAGTAGTTCCACTCATAAGAGTTATTTTTCCATCTGTATAATAAGGTTCAGGATCTGCATTTTCATATGGAACATAAGTTGCATTTTCTAAAAATACAATACTTAAGCCCATTCTCTCTTTGCAGAAATTGATATAATCCTGTTGTGATAAAATCAAACTTGTAGCATTTACATTTGAGTGTAAATGTGCAGTAATAGCAGTATTAACCATAATCGTATTATTAAAAGTTTTTTCTGTTAATAATAATGTAGTTGGCTTAGTGTAGTTATCATCTGTTATAGCCTTTTGAAAACTTTGAACGTCTCCAACTATATCTGCGCTAGGATCACTCCACTTAGATGTGCCAGCTAATACTCTCTTGTGATTTGCTGGCACGCCATAGTCGGCAACAATATCTCCATCCTCACTAGTGATATTAATGATTCCATTTTGAATTAATGATGTTCTCATTCTTTTTGTTTGAACATTAGCACCATCAATTAAATCAGTATAATTATCGAATACTTGTGAAGTTAGCGCTTTTACTAAATTTTCATTGTTTGCACTAACAGCATTTATTAGTTCTCTTCTTTTTGTTTCATTAATTCCAACAGCTTCTTTAAAAAATGGCATTTCTTTCTTTTGAATATCTAAAGAAGCACTTAATGCTCTAACTTTAGTCGCTACATCAAATTTACTCATTCTTAATGCTACTGTTTTTTTCTTTGCACCCTTTGCGAATTCTAATTCTGTGCTTAATTGTTTTTTGTTTGGGAATAACGCCCTATCTACTGTTGACTCAACTGGTAGCTCTTTCATATATAGAGCTATGTTTTTTGAACTTATAAAATCTTTAATATCCATACTCTTTCTTTTCCTCCTAAACGAATAATATTTGTTTTAAAGCTGCTTTTTCTGCATCTTTACCACCAACTACTGTATTAACTGAAAATTTAACTTCTGATTCATATACGACACCATGTACAAATAGCGGCACAACTTCTGTTGCATTACCCGGTACTCCATCCCCCGACATAGACCCTTTAAAACTTACATCTTCGTATACAATTCCGTAAGAATTTGTAGTTGCCGGAGTTCCTGCAGTTGTTGTTACAGCTTTTCCATCCTTAGTAAGTAACGTTCCAGCTTTTAGCACTTCACTTGCATCTAATAGAGATGCTACATCTGATTTTTTAACCTTGATTGGTAATGTAATAAAATGATCTCCTGCTATAGCTCTAAGTTTTCCTTGAGCACAACCTATTGAATAACTTGATTGTTTCATTTTCTAGATTCCTCCTATAAATTTATTTAGCAAAATCAGCAATTCCTTTTGATTGCATTGCTGCTGCTTTTTCTTTTCCTAATTCTGTTGCAAAATTCTTTACTTCTCCTGGCTTTGGATCACCGCCACCACCAGTATCAAATGAACTAGTTCCATTAATTACTTTTTCAAATAAATATTCATGTGACTTTTGAAGTGGTTCAATTTGTTCTTTAAGGCCAATAATGTTATCTCCATCAACCTTAAGTTTTTCATTATTAATTAAGGCCATGATTAAAGTTTTATCCTTCACATTAAAAGATCCTAATCCCTTTTCCAAAGCATTATTGAAAGCTATTTCATTAAGCTGCTTCTCGTAATCCTCCTTTTGGGTTTTATTATCTGTTTCTAAAGTTGAAAGTTTATCTTTAAGTCCATCAACATCCTTATACTCTTCTTGCAAATCCTTGATTTGCTTGTCTCTATCCTCCACTTGACCTTTATAAGTTTTAGCTTCCGCCTTAACATCTTCATGTGTTTTTTTAGAAACGAAAGCTCCATTAGAAACATCTTCAAAATCCTTTTTGCCTAGATCCTTTCTTTTTTCTTCTGAGAGAGCATTAAATGCCTCTTCTCCAATAATTTCTTTAATATTTGCCATTTTCAAATTTCCTCCTTAATCTATATTTTTAACGTGTAAATAAAACACGTTATGATTGTTTATATCTTTCTTTAGTGTCTAATTCAATAAACTTTAAAAAGACAAAACGAAAAGCCTTAATTTCTTAAGACTTAAATTTCATTTTCTTTAAATTTATAAGGCTTATTTATTAACTTTTAATATTTATTAAAGCTTCTTTCATCTTTTCAGCAACACATTTACCTATTTCTTCCATGTTACATTCAGATTTTTCATTAAATATTCCTGGATTATCTTTTATAAATTGATATAATCCCTTGCCTAATTTTCTTATTTGATCCTCATCTAAATTTATTTCCATGATATCATCAATTCCATGCAGGCATTCATGAATAAAAGTGCATTTCTTCTGGTCCTCACTATATAAATCCGATATATTAATATTACTTTTATCGTAATCTATATTTCCATAGCAAACTTTATTATCATCAACTAAATTCCCATCTATTATGTTTACATTATAATTTTGGTATCCTATTTTTACTTTGCTTGGTATCTCCATGAATATTCCCCTTTCATTAATAAACTCATAGCTTTTTTATGTAAATTAATATTATCATCTAAAGCTTTATCTAACGTATTTCTAATGCCATATGTTAACTTATTGGATGATAAAGCTATTTTTAAGCTTTTTATTTTTCTTTCTAACTTTCTAGTTAAATTATTATCTAATCTAACAATATACTTTTCTTTACAATGAGGGCATTCAATATAAGTTTCTGTTATCATTGCTCCTAAATATTCAGTTTTATGTTCAAGTTCAAATTCCTTTTTGCATTCATCACATAATACTTTCATAAACAATCCTCCTATTTTTAGGTATAATAAAAGCACCTACATAAGTTAACATAAGTAAGTGCTTAAAATCTTAATTAGATTTTTCGTATCTCTTGACTAAATTATAAAAACTATTCTTTTTTAAGTTCATAAGAGCCATTGCTTTTACACCTGTAATTTCTCCATTTTTCCACTTTAAATATCCTTCTTGCCAATTTACAGGATACTCAATTTCCGGTCTACCAATATAGTTTTTTGTTTTAGATGATATCTTTTTCCCATTTTCGTCTGTTTTCATTGCTGCTATTCCTTCAGCTTGCCTTTGACGAATTTTTGTTCTTTCTTTTTCTGCCATATAAGATAATAACTCAAAAACTATATTGGCTATCAAAGTTTTTTCCAAATCAGTTTTACCAACTGTATTTAAAATAGGAGTATCAATTACTATTATTTCAACTTCATTTTTTTGTAGATCATTCCATTCTTCTTTAATCATGGTCATATCTCTACCAAGCCTATCAAGTTCTTTAATTATTAGAGTATCACCATCTCTAAGCAAGCTATTTTTTAAAGCTAAATAACCTTTTCTATCGAAGTCTTTTCCTGATAGTTTTTCTTTTATAATATCTCTTTCATCTATTTTAATGTTATTTGAATCGCAATAATTGTGTATTGCTTCTAACTGTCTCTCTAGGTTTTGCTCTTTAGTGGAAACTCTAGCATAAGCATATGTTTTTTTCATTATAAACACCTCATCATATATAAATATTAATTAATCTCCTTAACTATATTCAAATTATAATTCAAAGTGTTTATAATTGTCAATAATTATTTATAAACGTTTATTAATAATTTAATACACATTTACAAACCAAAATTAATATTATTTTGATATGTTTATTAACATATACTTTTATAAACAATAATTTAATGAATAATAAAAGCACTCACTATTTTTATAGTTAAGTGCTTCTATAAGTCTGTATCTCCATCAAAATCATTTATTCCTGGAACTACGGTATCTATTTTTAAATTGTTATCAATGCAATATTTTAATATTCCTATTAGCTCTTCATCAGAAAATGTTAATGTTTCAGTACAGAAACTATCTTTTAATTTTTTTTCATATTCCTTTAGTAATTTGCAAACTTCTTTACTTTCTTCTGTTTGCCCTGTAGGTGTTCCAAATAATAGTTTCATACTACTCCTCCTTTAACATTCGCTTAAACTCTTTATATGCATTTGGGAATATGTTCTTAAAATTTTCTAACTTAAATTTATCATTTCTTATTGTAGCTTCAAAAAAGTGTGCAAAGGTTTCTCTCTCTAAAGCACCTGAGCGCTCCCAATATTCTTCACTGTGGCCAAATCTAACATTTGATATTTTATTTTTTGTTACACCGCCAAATATATCTGCAACCGAATGATATCTGTTATCTGATTCAAGTTCTGCTTTTATTATATCATATATTTCGTTATCACTTTCAATATTAATACTACTTTTAGATGAATTTATAAAATCATAAGTATCCTTAATAATTAAATCCTTAAACACTTTACTTTTCATTGAAGGTCTATCCATATTTTTATCAATTAAATGCCCTATCTCATGAAATAATGTTGCATACTTACCTTTACCATGAACATTATTCTTATCCCTATTTAGATTATAATAAATACCACCATCCTTAGAGCTATATCTATTTACTCCTTTTACTTCTATATTTAAAAGTACTACTTTCTCCGCATACTTAAACATTTTATTTTTAACTTTCTTTGGGGACTCATTTATTATACCTAATATATTTTCATAATCTTCTTTTGGCAATTGGCTTAATGTTATTTTACTACTTGTGGTTTTTTCATTTTTACCTAATATTCTATTTACAAAATCTTTTATGTCTATTGAATCATCAGAAATATTTGATGCATCATGATCTATTATCGTGTCATTTATCTTATTAGCAGACTTTTTCAAAATTCCTCTATTATCAATATTAATTTTTGTTTGTATTTCTTTAGGCGTAGTCACTTTAATAGAAGTTTTATCTTCACCTGGTTTAATCCACTCATCAATTGCAGGATTCTTCTTACCATTGCTCCAACTTTTCATAGTTTCAATACATTTATCAAGCTCCTCAAGTACTTCAGTAAAATAGCATAAGCAATTTGGGTGTTGCAGCGGGACTTCTTCAGGTTTAAATGTCCTTCCATTATAATCATCGCATATATCAAGTTTTCCATGCATTCTTGAAAAATGACTAGCACTTAAATTCCACTTGAGTCCTTTACAAAACGGATTTTTCTTAGCATTTTGAATTAATGTTTCTGTTTGAGCATGAGTTATTGATGTTCTTGCCAGTCTTCTTGCTTGGTATGATATATTGTCTCCACCTATGCCATCTGCAAAAGTCTTAGGCGTAATACGATTTTTAGGATTAACATGTTTTTCTAACTCCTTTGCAAGTTCTCTAACATTAGCACCTTTAGCAATATTATCTTTAATTATTGCATCGATTTTATTACCATTATCACCAGTAATGTTCCATAACCTTTTACTTAATGTTTTACCATCTTTATAATACTCACCTGCTATAAGCTGCTTAACTGAATCACTTGATATTTTAGTTACAGTTCTTTTTAAAGCATCCTTTGTTTTTACATCTGGTGCAATCATATCAACAAAGCTTAACTGAACACCCTTTTGAATATCAGAACTCTTGAAAATATTATTTTCTATAGTTTTGTTAAGATTATGGTATAGCTCTGTTCTATATTCATTGATGATTTTATAGATTTCTATATTATGTGTTTTAGTTCTCGAATCTGTCATATTTAAGATTTTACCTATTAGCTTATTTCCTGAATCATTGTAAATCTTAAATAATTCTTTTTCCTGCTCAAAATTTAATTCTCTAAACTCATTTCTTGCTTGGAGGACTCTCTTTTTATATTCATTCATGGTTATTCACCACTAATATCATTATCTAAATTTTCCTGATTATTAATTTTAGTATTATCTAATTCAGTATTTAGTCCTTCTGTGAAAGAATCTTGAGCATTAGCTATTTGTGTTTTTTCTTCAAGTATTTCATTCCATTCATCTTCTGCATTTTCTGTCTCTGTAAAATCTTTAATATAAGATCTATGTGATTTTACTCCACTTTCAACTTCTTTCATAGCTAAATTCTTTTTATCTTCTTCATCACTTGGCAATGGGTAATTATGTTCAAATAAAGTACTGTATTTTAATTGATTCCATTCTTTATTATATGATCCTTGATAACATACAAGCGCAACTTCTTTTATAAAATCAAATAAACCTAAAAAAGCTGGTGCCCAATCATTCCACTTTTCTTCACACCTAGCAATCAAATCATTATATAAATAACTCATTGCCTTAGCACTAGGAATATTATTTAAATCAGCTAATCTTGGCATGTCCATAGTAAAATTCATATCTGATTCTGTTCTATTTAAATAAGATTCAACCGCCGCACTGTTTCCCATGTTATATTCTAGCCTTTGAACTTGAGCTTGTTTACTTTCTCCTATATCATCTCTAGTTTTTACTGCATGTAATGCACCAGGTGCTATTGTAAATTTATTAACGTCACTTTCATTTCCATCAATTACAACTTCAGCCCCAAACATTTGAAACCTTAAAGCATCTCTAAAATCACTAATGGTTTTATTATATTGTGTTTGCGTATCCATTAATTCATTTACATCAGATTCACCAAAATTATCATTTAATTCTCCACCATTTTTAATAAGCCAACATGGAATTGAAGTAAAACCTGTATCAACTTCTTTTGTTAAGTCCTTTTGTAGCTCGGTATTAAAATAAATTTCTCTCTTATACCAAGCTTGACGTTCCTTATTCTCAGAAAATTTATAATAATAAGTATGTATATAATATATCTTTTCAGTATCACTATCCTTATAAACATTTTCCTCATCTTCTTCAAAAAAAGTAATATAAAGCAGCTTTCCATTTTTCTCTTTATAATAAAAATTCTCGATTGATTCATACTTGATAACCAATGGAGAATTTGGGTTAGCTTCTACTCTTAGAAGTACTCTCTTTTTAATTGTAGCTTCAAGAAATGCTTTTTTAGTTGTTGGCCAGAAGTTATTATTATCTAATATATCATCTATAAATTTTCTAAGCTGCTCACATTTTTCTTTATCGTCTTTATTATCAGCTTTAAATTTAATAGTAGGTTCAACTCCAAACATCCATCTAGCTTGCTTTCTTAGTAGCGGCTTAACCTTATTTCTTATATCCTGTGTAGGCTTATAATCACAATTATCATTTGTTTCCCAATTCTGACCTAATAAAGCTTTATCTTCACCAACTTGATCTATTGGACCTATACATTTACCTTTATAAAATATATAGTCTTTTCTGACTATTCCTCTTTCATGCTTTTCAATGTCTGTCAACTTAAGCAGTGTATTTTTTATTGTATTATTGTTACTGTTACTATAATTAAAATACATTATACTGAAAATCCCCCTTTCTGATATGTTTATAAAAGTACACATTTAAAAACTATTACTCTATTTCAAGTTAATCTCATGAAATCGTGCTTATTTTTTTAATTTACAAACACTCTTTTAACAAGGACTTTTATAAACACTTTTTCAAATTTAAAATACTGGTTTGCTTCTGTTGTATGGATCAGCTGCTTTATTAACTGTACCCTTACCTTTTGCATATATTTCATCTGAATATTTACCATCACTAGTAATTTTAAGTTTATCATTTATTGAATATCTTAATGCTGCCATAGCATCATCCATAAATTCTACTGGTTCATCTAGGTATAACCCTGTCTTTTCATCTTTCTTCCACTTCCATTGTTGAATTTCTTTTATTGTGTCAACACATGAAGGATGTATATGAATTTTTAATTGCTTTAAATAATCTATTTGAGCTTTAACACTTCCAGGTAATTTCTTAACTCCTGTCGCATTATAGCCAGCTTTTCTCCACATTTTAATCCTATCAGGTTCTGCACTATCACAATACATCCTTAGGTTCTTTTCAAACCTTCTTCTATTAGCTATTTCAATTATTTCTGATGTATCCAATTCATGGACATATATTTCATTACATATATACAATTCTCCATCTTTAAATCCATTTCTTAAAATAGCGTTAGCATGATTAAACCCAAAATCTTGAGATAATCGCATATTATCAAACATTTCAAATTCAGTGGAGAATTCTTCTATTTTATAGTTATGAAGAATTATTCCTCCAGTTTCTCCCCAATCACCTAGACCATAAACCTTATAGCCTTCCGGGTCCTGCTCTTTTCTCATCATCATTCTTCTATGATAAGCTTCATCTATAAATCTATTACTTTGATATGTTGAATGATGAGTAAAAATATCATCGCTCTTATAGTCAAAATATTTTCTCTTTATCCAATGACTAGCGGATACTGGATTAAATGTATATGTTATTTGGTAGTAAAGATTTGGGTTATCTAAAATCCCTCTCAAACGGTCGTCTAATATATCTACATCACTTTCCATAAGCTCTGTAGATTCTTCGCACCATATCCATACCAGCTTACCATTAGGAAAATTTATTGATTTTAATTTTTCCCTCTGTTTAGAATCATTTACCCCTCTGAAAATAATAGAATTTCCAGTGACTCTACTTGTTATTTCTAAAGGACTTAATTTCATAATCCAATATCTATCAGCATATTCACCATATATTCTATTAATGGCCCCTGTTAATTCTGCATAAGTAGAATATTTGTGGGTTGATTCTGACTTTCTTACAGCTAGTAAATTTGCACCTTTATATTTCATGTCACCCAATTTTAATATATAATCTTGAGCCACATTTACAGACTTTCCACTACCTGCAGAGCCCTTCATTGCTCTGTATCTTTTTCTAGTTAGATTAGCCTCTTTAAAAATAGGATTAAATTGTGCTTTAACTGTTTCCATCCATATCACCGTAATCTACAACTATTTTTAATTCATTGTCTAGTCCCTTATCAACTTTAGCTATATCTAATTTAAGTTTTTCAATGGTAAGTTTCTTTTCTTCTATTTCTAATAAATATTTTTCACCTGTAAGTTTTTCATATGTTTCAACAAGTTTGGATAATCTTTCTACGGACTTTGTAAATATGTCCAACCCTGCATTTTCTTTATCCCATGCAAATTGAATTTCATATTCATTATATCCGCTGTCTCCCCACCCTTCCTTTTTTAATACTCTAGTCATATCTCTTTTGTTTTTCACATAAGTTATTTTTATGCTGTTATTTATTTTTTCCCATGCTCTATCTATTGAATATCTTAAATAATCGATATGATTTAAATTCATTTCTTTAGATTGATTATGAATATTCATCATTCCTGCAGGTATAATTTTCTTTAAGAATTCGTCTGATAATCTTTTTGATTCATCGACATATATACCATGCTTAAGTGAATTTAAATTTCCTTTTGGAGCTCCGCCTTTATTAGGTGGAAGTTTTTCATTCCAATTATCTTTATTTTTCCACGAACTAATATTGGCAGCACTTTCACCTAAAATTTTTGCAATTTCCCTAGGTGCAATATCTCCATTGTTTTCTATATAAATTTCTAATGCTTTATCCCTGTTAGGGCTTCTTGCCTTTCCCATAATTACCTCCATAATAAAAGCACCTAGTTATAACCAGGTGCTTAAAATAATTTATACTATTTGTTAAAAATAACCTTTGTTCAAATGTTTTTATGCTATAATAGCATAGTACAATTTAGTTGATGGGCTACTGATACCACAATCCCTATAGTTAGGGGGTGGTATGTATGAGTAATGAATTAATGTTATTATTTTCAGCGGGTACTTTTCTACTTGCTCTACTAACATTTATTGTTTTACTTATTAATAACATAAAAAAATAGTAGCCCAACCGCAAATTGCTCTACTATTTTTTAAATGAAAATTTAATTAATGGTATCAGTTGCCTAAACAACTTATTGTATACTACAGGGTGTTACTAGCACTCTGTTTTTATTTGTTAATTTATATATATTATATCACTTATTTAATATTATATTCTACTAATTTGTACATTTTCTTGAATTAATTCTTTTTTATATTTGTAATAAGTATTTCTTGCAAGTCCTATAAGTTTTATAGCTTCAATATCACTTAATGATCCTTGAAAGTCTTTGCTATATTTTAATATCTGCTCTTTAGCTTCAATACTTTTCTTAGTTGTTAATTTGACACCTTTTTTCTGTCCAATTTGTTTTCCATTTAATCTAGCTGTTTCTATTCCCTCTTTTGTTCTTTGATGTAGATCTGTAACTTCTTTTTCAGATTGTATAAAAGATAATTTAATTTGTTCTTTGGCCAATGCTAGTAAATATTTATTTATTCCTTCTAGTATAAAGTCTACATCAGTTCCAGTTAAATTTATATTATTGGTTAAGGCTTTTTTATAAGTACTTGTATTTATATGCTGTTCTTTTAAGAATACTAATTCTATACCTTTATTAAATAATTCCTCATACAATTTATATCCTTCATCCGAATTTCTACTCATACGTGATACTGAATCAAATATTATTGTATCACCTTCTGAAATTATATTTAATAATTTATTAAATTCTTTTCTACCTTGAATTTTAGTTCCAGTAAATTCTTCATCAATTATTATCGCATTAGGATATTCTTTTAAAATATTTCTATGTTGTCTTTCAATATTCTGTTTATTAGTTGATATTCTACAGTATCCATATATTTTTCTCATACTTTTTCACCTCATATATTTTATATCACTTTTAACGACCGTTTATTTTGATACTATAAATATATCAGATTTTAAATAGAATATCAATAACTTTCGATACTTTTCTATGTAATGTTACTTTTGATACTTTAAATTTATTTTTAAAACACCCATTTATTATTTGAGAAATGATGAAAAAAATAACATAATATAATATCTTTCCAAAATTACTGTGTATATAAGGTTTTATTTCTAGTAATAAAAGGATAGATCTGCATAAGACAGGATAAAAGTTATATATCTCTATTCAACTATCTATAATACAAAAACTGATTAAAAGGGGTGATTCAAAATGAATACTATGATACAAATTATTATTCTAATTTGCACATTAGTTAATACAGCAATAAATGTATACAAGCTATTTGTGTAACAAGGGGAGCCTTTGCTCCTCTTTAATCTTTATTTAATTTTGCTTCATGAATCTATCCATTATAAATTTTTTATGTCTTGGCATCTTCAATTTATTCACTAAATACTCATTATTGTTTTTTACGCTTTCATCATAAGTACCTATACGTTTAAGATAATTAATAATACCATCATCCCTATTAGTACAAGTTTCTTCATCCTGATTAAATATTCTACATCGGCAATTATTGCTTAAAATCAAACAAATATCACCTTTTGCATGTCTGCATCCCATTATTACACTCCTCTACTCCATTTTTCAACAAATTAAATTTACCTTGTCTAGCTAATTCTCTAGCACCTAAAAGTGGAGTGACAATTACGCCTGTTAACTTCGTTAGTGTTTGGAAATAACTATATGCATCAAAATCACATTCTTTTTGATATTTGCAAGTTTCACATGGCGTTGCAAGATTTCCAATTTTATCTTCTTTAAAATCTTCTATGAGATTTGTTAAATGCCATGCTGCACAAAACAAATTTTTCTGTTCCTCTTCATTTAGTTGAATCACTTTGTTTCCCATATTATTCCTCCTAAAACATACATTAATTATCAATATCCATAAAAACAGGGTTGTTTTTGACCATAAAAATTATTTTTGCAAGATTGTGAACTCTTAATTTCTACACTGATTTTTTTATTATAATAGATATTTATATATCTTTTCATTCCAAACCATTGAAACATAAAGCTTTGAAACACTTTTTATATTTGTTTTCTAATCCGCAATAACACCTATGATTACGTATTACTTTTTTCAGTGCATATATTAGTAATAATTTTTTAGACTAGTCCTAAATAAGTATTCTTTCTTTTTTTACCGATTAATGAATAAAACTTATAATTTGCTATCAGTTATTTCTGCTGCATCCTCTATAT